CAATATACCCCTTTTATTTCTTTATTTCGTAAAAGTGTGTTAAATCCTAATTCACGTTGAAACATACAGTTGTAAAAACTTATACCTGCCAAGAGTATGTTTTTATCTCTAAAAATATCCTCTTGCTCATGCCAACTGTAGGCACTAAGTTTATTTAAAGTCCCAGGAAACTTATGCCTGTTCTTAAAAATTAAGTCTGTGCAATTATCATTTGTTTCATATTTTGAACCGTAAGATGCATATACTATATTTTCTATGTGTGTAATGCGAATAATTTCGTGTAGGTAATCTGCTATACTACTATAACGTTCATAATGATCGCTGTAATCATAAACAATTGGATTATAACTTGGAACACTTGCAAGGTCTATTAAAACAACTGTATCTAATTTTAAATCTGTAGCCATTCTGATACACATACCCTGTAATTGCCTGATACGCCACGATTAAATTCTGCATGGCGGATATCATCACCAAGACCAAAAATTACAGTATCTGTCCAAACTAGATCCTGCTCCTGGCAAATATCCTGATATCTACTATTAAATTTTTGCCAATTATAATCAGGACTAAAGTTTCGCATGTACTCTATGCCTAATGCCATGCTGTGATTGTTAGCCATTTTTACTTCATTAAGCATACTAACACCATCATCTACATACTGTCTTGTAAATCGTATGCCTACTCTGTGGTTTTCTAATGTATAGAACGGCTTACTAAGACTACATGTAACTTCCTGTATAGCAGGATGATCATCTAAATTGATATGAACATTTTTACTAATACCCCAATATGCTAAATCTAAACACACAGGTATATCATGTACTTTACATACATTCATTAAATGCTCAAAGTCAGGATGTATACAACCAAAGTCACTAAAAGGTGCACTTATTATTAATGCATGTAAGCCTATACCGTCTAAACATTCCTCTAAATGATGTGGATGATCTATATATTTAAAATCTACATGTTTACCCAAACATGCATGGTACTGAAAGTCTCCAGCAAGTACAATTATTTGCCTATCCTTACTGTGTCGTAATATAAATTGATCAAATGTTTGACTAGTGCCTTGTGTATAGTCACTATATTTAAACTTCTCTAATCCTGATAAACTTTTAGTATTACTGTAGTTTATCCAGTCTCTCCATGTATTAGAATAATCTTCTATTGTAGGTTTAGTATCTATTTTTAAGTTATTGTGGAACTCTGTTAGTTCAGAATTTACAATAGGTCTTGCTCCTCTAACTGCAGGCATTTACTACCTCCTGGAAAAAATCATTATTACTTACACGTCTAAATTTACCTGTTGTAATATTTTTAAAATTGTGATTTACATCATTTTCTAATGTTGGAATAAACTTTTGAAATTCTTCATCTGGCATCTTTCTTATTTCTGATATAGTATTGAAAAATCCTTGCACTCTTGCTTTTAAAGTGTCTTGTGCATTAAATGTTATATCCCAATACTTACCAAAGGTTTTAAAATCTAATCTGCTTAACTGTTCATACAGTCCCTTACATCCTACAGTAATAAAAGGCTTTTTAAAATACATAGGGAACATTTGTTTTTCATCTACATATCCATTACCATACGGCTCACCGCCAGGTATAAGTGCTATGTATCCTGTATCGTATAACCAAGGACCAGGCACACCTCTGTCGTTCAAGTTATTTAAATCTATTATATGTGGTCTACTGTATAATACTTTAGTAATACCTGTTATCTCTTTTTCCGTTAGTTTTTCCTTTTGTAATAAATCATGCAAGGCAGTAGTCATTAAATGTACATGATAAGGAAATTCTTCTTTTGTTTCTGGATTAGTATATATTTTTTCTAAAAAACTAGGCGACATAGAATAATTTCTGGAGTATGTAACATCTTGTAACTTACTTCCCATTTGTTCTATATAATAGGAAATTAAAAGTCTGTGACTTCTACAGTTCCTCATAGTGAGCAAAAATCTGTTTTTACAATCTCTATAATCGTCCAAACCGTCTGGTGGTTCTGTTTGGTTTAAATTTACGTGAGTGTTTTTACTTAGTATGCTTGTAATATAATGTACCCTATCTAAATACCAAAGTTTATGTATTTTGCTTACATTTTTACTGTGAACTAAATGCTTATTAAAATTACCAAAGTAGTCTTCTGTTTCCCCTGAACCACTTAATATAAATTTTACTTCTGGGTACTGAGCAGATAACTTTACAAAATACATATTAGCATCAAAAAAGTAAGGCTCTGTGCTTGTATAAATTAAAAATACAGTATTAGGCAGTTTATAACTTACACATTCTGCTATCTTTTCATCTATAAGTTTACCAAAATCTGATAATGTAAATTTACCACCTGCAGATTCATATGATATAGGAAAGCTCTGGAAGTCTATAGGAAAAATATTTATAGCATCATCAGGTACATTACCACTAAAATTATGTATTACATTAAAAGTAAACTTACTTCTATCTATATTCCTAGTATCTTGTAACTGGCATAATACTTCTAATGGCAATGGCTCTCTACCTAGCCACCCTATTTCGTTATGCTTTCTTATTACTTCATCTTCAAATTGAAAGCCATTATGTTGATATACTATATTAATTTTTGTCATATAAATCCTGGCGGAGAGTGAGAGATTCGAACTCTCGGTACAGTTACCCGTACTCTTCCTTAGCAGGGAAGTGCTTTAAGCCGCTCAGCCAACTCTCCTTTCCTATATTTATTTTTATTTTGTACTGTGCTAATTGATTACCGATAAATATTTGCATGTACACACATCACATAAATGATATACATATAGAAGTTACAGATCGTTGTAATGCTGAATGTCCTGTATGTCCTAGATCTGATGGCGGAGGGCAAGAAATGCCTTTTGTTAAAAACCAGGAATTAGGTGTATCATATTTTAAATTACTAGGAAGAGACTTCCTTTCCCATATAAAACATTGGAACTTTTGTGGTGTGAAGGGAGATCCTGCATCAGCACAAGAGCTATTTGAAATATTAGACTATATTCTAGACTGTAACCCTGATACTGAAATAGATATCAGAACTAATGGCGGTGCAAGGAATACAAAATTTTGGACTAAAGTAGGTGATAGATTTAAAGATAAAAACTGCCAAGTTGTATGGAGTGTAGATGGATGGGAAGAAACTAATCATATATACAGAAGAAATGTAAAATGGTCTAAACTATTCGCTAATCTTAATGCTTATATATCAACAGGTGCAACTTCTAAATGGGAGTTTAATAAATTTGCTCATAACATGAAGGATTTGGATACCATAAAAGCATTTTGCAGAAGAAATAATATATTTTTAGATGTAAGGGAACCATTTGGCTTTTCTGTTGTTTCACACAAAACTGGCGGTATGGTAGACAGTACTGATAACACTGAGCAACATGGTATGGATCGCAAACTAAATCCTTTAGTAAGTAAAATAAAAACAATACCTGTATATAAAAAGAAAGACGAAACAATCTCTATATTAGATTATACAATTAAGCCACATGGTACTAGTGAGGATAAGATTTTAGATGATCATGACGCAACTGCTGAATACGACATTAACGATTGGAAACCAGGTGTTTATGACAGAGAAGACTTCAAACAGTATAAAGGCACACAACAAAATATTGATTGTAAGGCCACCAACACATCTCAGGAAATTTATATTGATTCCAGTGGCATCATATACCCTTGCTGTTATATTGCTGGAAAACACCAAATGGGTGATGAACAACTTAATCCATATATAGAAAAGTATAAAGATCAACTAATTGTAACTGAAGACCACAGCATTTACGATATCCTGGCACTTGATTACTTCACAAAAGTAATGCCTGACGGTATGAACGGCAATTTAGATGATGAAATTGGCTATTGTATCACATGCGTTCAGCATTGTGGAAAATAAAACTTACTTGCAGTTATCTAAAAACCGATAAATAGTAGCATGCCAAAGTTAAGTTTATGGAATCCGAACAAAACAAATGATTACAGTTTCATTGACAGAATTGTGGGTGAGCATTTACATGCTGGTGGAACTGGTGTACATATACACAAATACATGGGTATCCAGGATACACCTAACAGTAATGACCCAACAAGACCTTCCAGTGGATCAGGTGATAACAGTGAAGTGTTTATACAAGATCTCTTATTTTTAGAAAACAGAGACAGAAAATATAGCCCAGACATTTATGAATTACGTGGACAATACAACTTAGGAGACAATGACTCTTTTGATTTAACACAGTTTGGCATGTTTTTAGCAAACGATACATTGTTTATGAACTTCCATACTGAAAGCATGGTAGATTCTATAGGCAGAAGACTTATGCCAGGCGATGTTTTGGAATTACCACATTTACGTGATGACTTATTACTAGGTAGTGACGAAGCAATAAACAGATTTTATGTTGTTACAGATGCTAGTAGGCCTGCAGAAGGATACGACCCACGTTGGTGGTCACATCTTTGGAGAGTTAAATTAGGACCTATAACAGATTCACAAGAGTACAGAGATATACTTGGCACTGGTGAGGAAGAAGGTGATTTAAGAAACTTAATAAGTACCTATGCTAATGAAATTAAAATTAGTGATGCTATTTTAGAACAAGCAGAACGTGATGTGCCGTTTGATTCGCAATATAGAAAAACTGGACATCTTTACATGGATGATAGTGTACCAGATAAACCAGCACCAGGATTAGACTTTGGTGGTTCAGATGGTAATCCAGTAAACGGTTCTAGTATTGTGGGTAGTGGAGCAACTTTCCCCACAAGTAGCACAAATGATGGAGACTTTTTCCTAAGAACAGACTTCTCACCACACAGACTATTTAAAAAGTCAGGAACACGTTGGTTAAATGTTGGCTCAGATATGACAGGATCATGGAGTGCCGCAAACAGAATATTAAAAGGCTTTATAAACAATGACTCAACCTTTACAGGTGACAATGGCGAAATAATAAATGAGAAAGTAGGGTTAAGTAAACTTGTTAAACCTAAAACGGATAATTAAAATGAAATTTACAGAAATTAAAACATTACACGAAAATCAAAAAGTAATTGATAAGTTAGAAGATAAAAAATTCGATTTAGAACGAGCATTAGATGATGCAAGAGGTATTACTAAAACTATCAAATATGCAGATATGCATGTTGATATAATAACTAATATAAGTACACTGGCAGAAAAGCATGGTATAGAAATAGACGAGTACCAAGAGAGAAAAGTATTTGAAGCAAAGAATAAATTAGAAAGCGAAATATACGAATTAGAAGAAGTTTTTAAAGAAGCAATTAGAGATATAGATAATAAAATAGACGAACTAGGATACGAAGACTAACATGGCAGGTAAAAATTTAGACTACTGGTATGACGAACAAATAAAAAGATATTTGTTACAAATTATCCGTGTCTTTTCAAATTTTCAAACACGAGAGTACACAAAAAATGGTGTAAAATATAATCGTGTGCCAGCAAGATATGGTGATGCAAACAGAATGGTTGCCAGTATATTGCGTAACGGATCAGAGAATATAATTAATAGTGCACCTTTTATAAGTGTAACAATCCAAAGTTTACAACCAGCAAGAGATAGAACGCACGAACCTTTCCTTGTGGATACAACACAGGTTGCTGAAAGAGATTTTGATGCAGAATCTGGAACATACCAGACTGATCAAGGAAATCTATATACCACACAAAGGTATATGCCAGTACCATATAACATGACTATACAAATGGATTTATGGTCAAATAATACAGATACTAAATTGCAAGTATTAGAACAAATATTTGTACTATTTAATCCTAGCATACAGTTACAATCAAATAGTAATCCATTAGATTGGACTAGTGTATTTGAAGTTGAACTAACAGACATAGCATGGAGTAATAGAAGTGTTCCAGTTGGTACTGAAGACTCTATAGATATTGCAACTTTAACATTTAGTGTACCTATTTGGATTAGTCCTCCAGCAAAGATTAAAAAACAATCAATTATACAAAGAATTATAGCAAACATACATAGTGTAAGCAGTATATCAGACTTAGGCTATGATGAAGATTATGCAGACTTTTTTGGTGATATAGAAGACACCGCAGAAGTAGTTGTAACACCTGGACTTTATAGTGTAAGAATAAGTGGCGGTTCTGCTGTATTACTTAACGAAGTAGGTGTTGAGGTTCCTTGGTCTGATATTACAGACATGCAAGGCGATATAAGAACTACTAGTTTACTTAAATTAAATACTAGTAACGATACTAATAATTTCTTAGGAGAAGTTATTGGTACTATTTCAGTAGACACTACTACACCATCAAACTTAATTTTTAATTTAGATACAGATACTTTACCAACAGATACAATTAATGATGTTGATAAAATCATAGACCCTAGAGGTAATTATCCAGGCGACGGCACATTGGCCGCTTCAGCAAATGGACAAAGGTATCTTATTACAGAAACAATTTCAGCATCAGGTTATACCAATTGGGATATTGATGCATCAGAAAACGATATTATAGAATATAATGGCAGTAAGTGGGTTGTATCATTTGATGCTAGTTCACAAACAGGCAATACACATTATATGCATAATACATTTACATCCAAACAATATCAATGGACTGGTACTCAGTGGATAAGTAGTTACGAAGGAGAGTACAAACCAGGATATTGGAGGCTTGTATTGTAAAATGAAAAAAACGACCGCGGCAGGAGTAGTATTCCTTGCTAAGGACACCGGTAGATGTATGTTACAACTCAGAGAGGGTAACAAACGATTTAATCATACTTGGGGTTTTTGGGGAGGCATGATGGAAAAAGGAGAAACTCCTTACCAATGTATTCAACGTGAGTTAGATGAAGAGATTGGTTTTATACCAGAGCTTCAAAAATTAAATCCCATAGATGTATATCAAAGTAAAGATAAAAACTTTTACTATTACAGTTTTGTATACGTTGTAGACCACGAATTTCAACCCCCTAAACTTAATGGCGAGAGTGCCGGCTATGCCTGGGTAGACATAGGGCAATGGCCTAAGCCACTACATAATGGTGCTAAAATTACACTGACTAAAAATGGTGGCACTGAAAAACTACATACTATATTAGAAATAAATTCCTGATAAATATATAATATGAGCAAAGGCGAAATTGTCGATTTTGTTATTTTGCGGATAACTACTGAACTAGATAAGTTTCAACGTACTACTACAATCCCACATACATTACTTGAAGGTGCTATAGAGATAGAAGACATACATAACACTTACTACGAACAGTTACCTGAAAAATATCAGAAAATATTTGATAAAGTATATAAAGAGTACCACCAGAATATTGGCAAAAATATCGAGTCGCTAAAAAAGGCATTAAAGAAAGATTATGCTAGTGTAGTTAAACACAAGGCAACCGAACACGATAGTTTTAGATTTAAAGAAATAATGAACTCGTATAGGCCAGGCATGAACCCTGTAAGAGCTATGTACTATCAAGCAAGAGAAGTTACTAGAAGATATAATCCAGAACATCCTTATCACTACTGGTTAATTGATCTAATCACAGATAAAGAATACAATAATATTATTTTAGATGCTTTAGCAAAAGATGTAAAAAAACTAGAAAAGATCATAGCAAGATACTATTTTCCATTAGTAAAAAATTCGCGAGGAGTTCCGTTAGAACTTTTTCATGCTAAACAACAATTAAAGGATTTTAAATATTATTATTTGTTTTTTAGAAATATAAAAGATTGGTCTCCAGACGAATAACTATTTTGATGTTTTACGTTCTATTCCGTCCCAATCACCTATAGGCATAGGCTGTTTAATTCTTTCTGCATACAGTTCTGCAAGTGTATCATTCCATTTATGATCTTTTATTATCTCTATTTGATTTGAGCAAGTTGCCCACTCTCTGTTTTGATATGCGTCTACCATTCTGTTTATAACTCTTG